CGATACTTTAGTTGGATCTTTTTTGACATGGATCTTCTCCTTAGTACCACACCCCCGTTCCATGATGTGGTTTCATGCAACCTTCAAAGAAGGCCGAACGGACGCGGATGCCAGTTGGCTTCTACTGTATCGACATACGAGCCGCCATTGTGTTTAAACTAATTGACTTGTAAATTGATGTTGTGGTGAAGCTGATGGTGTGATATCCACGCCAACACTTACACCTGGTGTAGATCCTGCAGCTACTGTTGCTGCTACAGAACCATCATCTGTATCTCCTACCATAACATCACATCGTGTTACTTGATCAGCAGTTGAAGCTCCATCATTATATGGAATAAACCAACGGTCTGAAGTAGTAGGTGCATAGTACACAGAATTTTGAGCATCTAGTCTGTTCTCTGGGTCATACCCAACAACAGAGGTTCCATCTCCTCTTGCCATAATTAATACTTAGTAAGTTTTCTGATGGGTGATTTTTTATGTGCTGCTGTAGATTTCTCCTTGCGTTTCGCAGCCTTAGCAGCTTTGGCTTGTGCCTTACCAGCGTCGGTATAGGCATAATGTTTTCCGTTTACTACTGGCATTAGAATTTAAGTTGTGAACGTTCTAATTTTTCGTATACATCCTGTCTATAAGCAGGGTCATTTTCATAACGTGGATCATTCATAGCACGTACAACTTCCTGTTGACTTCTAAATCCATCAACAGTTGCTGCAGATTTGCCTTGTATCATCTCACCTTCTGATCCTACTGAATCTGTGTATCTATAATACAATGCTTGTAATGCAAAATTAATGTTGTTTAAATTACCAGATTCTAAAGCTTGATCATATGCTTGAATCTCGTCTGGTGTAAAATTATCCTGTGCCCAACTTGTCATATTAGTATACGCATCAGCACCACCTACTGCATTCTGAATTTCAGTAATTGATTCATCAGATAAAGGTGTAGGTTCAACAGCTTCATTATTCTGTGCTGCTGTTGCTTCAGGTGCATACTTCTGTATCTTATAATAAGCTTCTACTAAATCTTTACTATCCATTTCACTAAGAGATTTCATTGTCTCTTCAGTGATCTCTCCATTCTCATCAAATTCATTAGAGGCTTGGAAGATTGCTTGAGCAGTAACATCATCATCAAAAGGGTTTTCTTCTTTTGTTTCGTCTTCTGTTTCTTCTACCTTATCTTCGGTAGTAACATCTTCCTCTTCAGTTTTCTCCTTATTAGATCCAAGTTTCTTTTGTAATTCAATGTAAGCTGACTCTAATTCTTCAGCATCTTTATATTTACCAGCAAGAAGTTGTTCTTGTTCTTCTGCTAATTTTTCTCCTATTTCTAATGACTCTGCATCACGCTGATCTTCAGCTTCAATTGTGTCAGGGTCATTCGCAGGATCATACGTCAGGTTTACTGCCATAATTCGTTACTGTTTTTAATCCTCCGAGACCAACGTTTGTTACCACTCCGCCTGGGGCTTCAATGGTAGGCTCTCCTATCATAGGTTGTTGAGCATATTTATTGGTATCGAAAGAGGTGGGTTTTGCAATTTCGTTTTCTTCAAGATTTGAATTCACCTTTGTTAAAGGTTTCATCTGCGTCTTCGGCTTGGAATCCGCTACTCTTTTAGGTCTAGTTGGTTTATTCTGGTGCGATTTCATCTGCTATTTCAGGGTTTTTAGATGGATCAGCAATAGGTGCATTGGCAAATTGACCTGCTTGTTTAGTAAGTTCCATTTGCGTTGCAGCTTCTTGTTGTTGTTGTGCTTCTTGTTGCTGTGTTTCCATAGACTTAACAAGATTCAGAACATCAATACCTTGTGCGGCAGCAAGACGTTTTATAGCTTCATCAGCATTAATGTATTGCATCATTGCTTCAGGACCAAGAGTCTGTGCAATTAGGGTGATAAATTGAGTTAAACTTTCACGATCTTGTCCACGACCTAAGGCATTGATACCTGCTACAATAGTAGGATGTACATAGTCTTTAGGTATACGTGGTATCTCACCACTCCTTTGAAGGGTAAGAAGTTTTCTATTTAGATATGGAATAAGGAACTCAACTGTTAACAGTGAGAATAGCCCACCCAATTGTTGTTCTAATTCAAGTTGTGTGAGGCGTACCTCTTCTGCTGTTGTACGTTCACTCTGTCTAACATTTAAGACAAGGTGTGCTTCAAGCAACCTCCTCTCTAATTGTTGCATAAGCTGAGCAGCGGTAGCAAAGTCAGCACCTTTGTTGACTTGGATAACACCGATGTCATCCGGTCGTCCTTGGACGATAGCTCCGTTGCCTGCGGCAGCGATTGTCTGAGGTTTAGTTGTACTTGAGGGTGATACAGTAAAGATTACTTTTGCGGCTGCTGCAGATCCTTCTACGAGTGCCTGAGAGAGTGCTTCCAATGATCGGAAGTCTCCGAGGAACTCTTCGATTCTACCACGTCCGTAATTCTCTCCATCAATGGAGTTAAATCTTAGTACCAACCATGGGCTAGCATCCTTAGGTGCTTTACCGTGTGTTCCTGGTATGACTTTATCAAATGCTTCTTGATGCCATACCCATTTGTTTCCTCTAAGTTTGACACAAGTATAAACATCTACATCCTCTTCACTTCTTGCACCAATGCCACCACCTGTTTCACCTGCATGATTAGGTACTTCTTTAATGATTGCATCTTGGAACTCTTGAGGTAAGAGGTTTCGATTAATAATTTCTTTAGTTACGATCTCAATTACGTTACCGTTACCATCTCTTTCTACAACATAACGGTTCAATGGATAATGCTTAATACCATCCTTACCCATATATAACAGGGCGTTACCACCTACAACTAGATGTTTGATTGCTTGGTGTACAGTAACTCTATCTGTAGAGGCAGCGATGGATTGCATCACCATTCTCTCAAGTTTAGAGAAACTTAAATCCAGTTCAGACCTAACTTCAGGTGGGAAATCCACACCTAATTTTTCATCTTTGATTTGGAACTTAAAGAAGGTACTCTGTGGAGGTAGTAATGCCAACATTAATTTTGCTGACAAAGTAACCACACACTTAGATCCTACTGATTGCCAAGGTGTATCTAGTTTAATATGTGTTGTCCGACCCTCATCATTTTGTATGAGGTAAGGAAGTGTAAGCTTAGAGCATTGAACAGCTACGTCAAGGAATTGTGTACGGTTCTTAGTAAGGTTATCGTACCTTGTGCGTGCATTTTGCATTGGATTAATTTATACGTTAACAGCCCCAGCTTGTTGACCAGTGCCAGCTTGTGGGTCTAATCTAATTCTAGTATCACGGGTTCTCATAGCTCGTGCTTTCTTAGTGTTAGAAGCTTTTCTACTTAACCCTCTACCTATATCACCTTGATTAGCTCCTCTCATATTAGCATTGTAGGCGGATGCTTTCTTAACTGAATCTAATCTTTGTTGCATAATAGCCATCTGTGACTCATTTTCTTTTCTTACTTTTTCTGCCTGTGCTTCTGCTTCTGCTCTAGCTTGTGCAGCTGCATCCTGCGGATTTGGGCCTACATCTCCGCCGCCACCCTTGCCACCACCAAATCCAAAAAAGCTTCCAACAGCTTTTGCTACACTACTCATGTTTATTACCTCTTAAAGTTTTTTTGTTAGTAAAATAGATTGTTCTGTCCAATTACTTATGGACTTTAATTTTTTAGCGAGTCCTCTTCTTGTCAATGCTGTAACAGCAGAACAACCGTGATCTCTACCAAAGTTTTCAATTGTTTCAAACTGGTCCATCCAAAGGTCATAATCATGACCGGATTTTGTAGACCAAATATTTATATGTAATATCTGTATACGAGTGTACGAAACAATATTACACAGTAGAGCCATTTTTATATCACCATCATCTAAACTTTTAAAGTCACCTGAGAATTCTTTTTCTAAACCAACGCATAAATAATTATCGCCGTTTAAGACTGCATCCAAATACTCTGATGTGCTTACGTAATTATTAGTGCGAGATATAGTTTTATCTATTAAAGGCTTTACTTCATGCCAAACATAAGGAGTGTCTTTAGTTGGTACAAAATATAAACCCATCACTCATCTAGTCTAGCTTTGTACCACTCAACAACTGAGCGTTGTCCTGCTTTGTACATGATGACATTTAATTCTTCTTTAGGGTGGGGTGTAAAGGGTGGAAACATTTCCTCCATCTCCATGAGAAGTGATTCTACATTTGGACCTAAGATAGGTTCAAGCGTACTGCGGGAGGTTTGTATTTGCATGTTCAAAAAATGCTGGCATTCTTGCCGTCTTGGTGGAGATTAATTCTGGTGCTTTACCTTCATACATTAAGCGATCGCTTACATCTAGCCAGAATTTTTTGTCTAAATATTTACAGGTAGTATTTGTACCTAGGGGTTCCATAATCCAGTTAATGGTGGCCTTCCTAAGTTTATCCAAAGATTGACTAGGAGATAAGCCCAACTCGTGACATACAAGGCTATGAGAGGCCACGTGTATTTGTTCGTCTCTAGAGATGTCGGCGCTGACAGTACGAGTAGCAGCGTCACCGTTAAAACGAAAGAAGGGAAGAAGGCAGAAAAATATTGCACGTTCTGCTATTAATGCTTTTAATACTGTGTGATCTGGATGATCTATCCAGGCTGATCTGAGTCTGAGGGCTTCTGCTTCAGCTGTAGGGTCAACCCCAACTGAATTAGCAATGTACCCAAGAGCACGGTCATGATTTATCTCGTCTTTAACATTTGATTCAAGGAGTTTGCGGGCGTTATCTGGGACACCCTTCTCAAGTGCCTCAGTAATAAACGTTCCAACAGGTAACTCCATATGACGTATTGCGAGAGCACGCTTGATGGTTTCTTCAGACCCTTCACGGCATACTCCCTTTGTTCCTTGGACTGGTGTCCATTTTCTTTTTCTTTCTAATAGTGTTGTATAGGGATGTGTTCTCATTCTTGACAATCGCAAATTACAGGTAAGTCGTCTGGTTTTTCAGACAATAAATCCTGCAAGTAATCATCGACTTCAGTTTGATCTAATGCTGCATACGCATCGGTCTTATCTTGTACGTCGCCCATTACTTGTAAGGAGTAGTAAAGGGAGGTTTGAGGTGAAATTAACCACTCTTCCACGAATTCACGATCGTAGGTTACTACATCACTCCAAGAGTT